ATACGGTCGCCAAGGCGGTTCTGGCCAATAGGAACTTTGTTCCTTAACCAGAAAACGACGGAAGCGACTATTACTATCTACGTAATCTCCCGGTAATCCCAATAAAAAAGAGAGATACCGGAATTGCAGGTTCCAATTCTGAGTATCAAGTCGCTTAGGTACTAATCTAAGTCTCTTGTACTCATAAACGAGACACTGCAAATGCGGGTTGTAACGGAGAAAAGATTCTCCCTTATCTGGAGGAGCATGGAAATAGTTGTCAAAGACAACTGATTTTCCAGCATACCAGAGATTAAATTTCTCTTTGGGAGGGAGGTGAGGAGGCCCAATTAAGGGTCTATTCACACTCTTCCAAAGATACGCACAAGTGCGTTGAAATTTAAATCCAACCCTATTCCAAAGAAAACGATTAAAAAGGTTGTATACCTCCAAATCGCTCTTAGGAAGAGATTTTACGTAGACCGGGCGCAGATCGACTCCCGAAAGGTAGTCAACCCCGCATGTCTCACGAAACGAACCAAAGACAAAAGATTTGTCGAGATTCGGAGTGAAACCTAGAAATTTAAGCGATTCGACGAGCAGGCAATAAGCCTGAGGAGCGATAATAATATCATCTCCATAAACACGTAGAACACTTAAATCGCCACCCGCAAGGATAGTACACGCTTTGGAAACTGCATAGAATATAAGACTCTCGATTGGGAACGTAAAAGCGTTACCCATACTAGAGAACTTACTATACGCAGCCCAAGTCTCACCCTTATCTAAAGTATACTCTTTTGAACGAAGATCGTCCAAGAAAGTACGCCATTCGAAAGGAAGGAGATAATGAATAATCCCTGTTGACACGCAGTCAGAAGCAGCACTTAAGTCCAGTGTGCCCGCAAAAAGCGGACGCATTGAAGCTAAAAGCGCTACATCGTGGTTCCTAGTCTGATCTAAAAGAGTCACGCCATGATAGCGTAACCTCTTTTTCAGATAGTTATCCACGCCTTTCTGCATGAAAACATTAAAGGACGGTTCAATAGCAATTGTACGATCCGTTACACTGTTCTTAGGAACAGTAGTAACCCGATTCCCGTTAACTATAGAAAATTCAACTTTTTCATTGATTAAACTGGTTTTCCAGTTTGGCCAGTGATTAAGCCAAAGTTTCATATAAGGAACGGCATCTCTCGTTACACTATGTGGTCCCAGAGCCTTATAATAAAGGTTTCTATGATCAGAAGTGTTAGAGAGAAAGGTGAATCCAGGACCAAATCCGCTACCCTCGATAATCTTTTGGATTTCGAGGCGACCCAGGGGACCCAGAACATTAGAAATAATGTTACGAGTCATCGCAACCACTTCAGAAATGTCATTTGACATTCGACTTGGTTGTTTTGCATAAAAGGATAGACGCTTATTAGTTATTCGACACTTCATTTCTGAAGCGAAGAATTTCTGTAAAGCGGCCGCCTTTCGTGCAGGGCCGGAAGTTCCAGGTGTATCCTTGTTTTTATCAAATAAGGCAACCACCTGTCGCAACGCAGCTAATTGGGAGAACGGAGTGTTTGCATAATTTTCTGCTTCACTCAATTCCTTACGTAACACTAAGATAAGATCTACCGTAGATAAATGGAGCACCGCCGATTGGCGTTGCTCAATATTATCTTGTGGAAGAAACTCATCTAGATCACGTAAGACCTGGATAATCAATCCACGAAGTGATAGAGGAGTCTTAAGACTCCCCGAGTACGGCTTTGCCATACATCGCTCCTTTTGAGATGAGAAAATTATCGAGAATTGGCTAGGGTTGAACCCTAGAGTTCTACGGTCTTACGACCGAGGAATATCCAAATCATCGATGAAGTCCGATGCGATCTCTGCGTCACCAAAAATGGTGCCGAGGAGAGTAACCATCGCCTTAACGCTGGTAGCAGATGCTTCCAACGGCCAGGTGATGTTCACATCGACCAAAGCCTTCGAGCTGAGCGGTACGCTACTAGCGTCTACAAAAGAA